CATAGTGACTTCGTATGGCAATCCCAGTTCCAGGAATTCGTGAGCCGTCCTCGGTTATTCCCTCACCGTAGATTGTGACCTCGACAGGAGTTTTGCAAAACTGCTTTTTTACAAGTGACGGAAATTTCACGGTTTTCACGCACCTTTCAGATTGCAGGATAACAAAGTCCTGTTGATTTTAGCAACGCATAGAGGTCGGCAGGAATTGCCACTCCGCTGATGCACATTAAGTTCCAGCTTGCGCCAAATTCCATTGATGTGCCGTTGATTGAATAGCTTTTCAGGTAGGAAGAAATCATATCGGCATTTTCTTCTTCAAAAGCAGTAAGTCTGCTATGCACTCTGCTGATGATTCTCTTCTGCATTTCCGAAAGCTTTTCAAAATCAATGCGGTTAAAAGTCAGAACATCAATGTGTTCGGCAGAGATAATACTGTTTTCATCTCCGCCCTGATGTTCAATGTAATCGGCATACATAGATTTACTCCTTTGTGTCTGACTTGGTACTCTCTTTAAGTTTTTTGTTTTCGGCTTTGAGCTTTGAATTTTCTTTCTTCAAAGTATTGTAATCATCAACAGAAATTCTCTTGCCTAATCCATATTCTTTGATTTTGCCGTTGTCATCCTGAATATCATAACCACGGGATACATAAGTCTTAGCTTCCTCGTCTGTGTTGACTGTATATGACTTATTGTCTTTGATTGCTTTCATTTTTTCTCACCTCGCTTTAAGCCTCGGCATGAATGATTACGCCCTGCTTCATAAGTTCGTCAATGGCAAAAGTACCATTAACTTTTCTGTTCTGATATATATAATTATCAGCTGTTCGGCTGTCAGAACCCGGAGTATAGACATTGATATATGAATACTTAACTCTTGACACCTGTGCTTCCGGGTCAATAAGAATATAGTCAATCTGCTTAGCTGAGCTGTCAGCAACACAACCGTTTGTAAAATCAAACAAAGACTTCATTCTTGAGCTTGGCACTTCTACAATCTTATCAATATCATCAACGGAACGAACACGGCGGTCAATGCCCTTTGCGGAACTGATTTCAAGTGTTCTCTGAATACCCTCTGCATTCTTCAAAAGCTTTTTGTACTGTGGTGTCGCATAAAGAATAACCCTGTCGAGCGGTACACCCGCTTCGGCAAAAGCCTCAAGGTTATCGTCAAAATCTGCAAGCACATTCGCCGCAGTTAATGCAGTAGTTTTTACTGTTGCACCAACTCGCTTAGCCTCTGTATAAAGCTTGCTGTAAGTATAACAGTCGAGTTCAGGGATAGCCTGTGTTTTTTCAAAGCGTGTCTGAATATTTGCGATAGTCACTACCATATTTGTTTCGACAACATCAATAGGGTCGATAGCAAACTCAATATCTCTGTCGTGGTCAAGGGTTTTGGTTTCGTAACCGTTTGAATATGTACCCAAATTAAAACCGCCTGCACCTCGTGTATGGTCTTTATAACCGCTGACCGAGAGTTTCGGAATTTTAATATCCTTACCGTTGATAATCTGAATGTCAGAGTTTGAGTGGTAAAGGTCATCACAAGTAAGGGCTTGACCGTACAATTCTCTTAAAACATTACTGAAAATAGTTGCGTATTCTAATACTGCCATAATTATTTACCTCTTTTCTTACTTTTTCGATTTGATGCCGAAAATTCCTCTTAAGGCATCTTCTGTTAAATTTTTGTTGCCGTTGCCGTCACCGCCGATTTTCTTAACTCCTGTGCCGTTCTCGGCAGGTTTGCCCTTGAGTGCGGGGATATCATCAAGCACCTTTTTAACAGCCTCTGTCAGCTTTTCCGCATTGACCTTGCCGTCTGTCACAGCCTTTGAAAAGTCTGCAATTTTAAGCACATACGGAACGGTTGCAATGTCAACGCCCTGTTTTACGGCTTCGAGGGTTGCCGATTGGTTGACTTCTGCCATAAGCTTTGCGTTGTTTGCAGATTCAACTTCCGACTGCATTTTTGCAAAGTCGGGAGTGTTCTTGGCTTTCTGCTTTTTAAAAGCACCGATAGCCTCTTTCATCTCATCGGCTGACAATCCCTGCTCCTTAAAATATGACTTCAAAACGGTGTCCTCTGTCACGCTCTGTTTGCCTGTAATAAGGCTTGCGAGCTTGTCATAATCAAAGGCAGGAGCGTTTCCCTGTGGAGTTCCCTGCGGTGCAGGTGTCGATTCATTGGGGGTTGGTGTTGGATTTGGTTCTGCCATTTTTTTCATATCCTTTCAGTTTTTCGGGTGTCTCCCGTAATCAGTTTATAGAGTGTCTCTCTGTTTCAGTTTTGCACGGTGTCTCCCGTAGTTTAATGTCTTCGGACAATAAAAAAGCACCTTACATATTCGTAAAGTGCTTAATCCGCTTTTTCTGTTTTTTCTGTTTTAACTGCTTTGGCTCTCGGCTTTTTGGGAGCGTCAGGCTTGACCTCTTCTGCAAAACCGCCGTCA